GCAAAGCCGCCTTGGTTAAATTTATATCTAACTTGATTAACTATAGGAGTATCACCTTTAGCGGGTAGTGGGGTTGGCGCTTCTGCTTTCTTCCAGTACGTTACGCCTTTGGCATAAACTCTATCTCTATAGACGGTAGCAATATCAAATCCTTTAACCGCCTGTCCTGTCTTCATGTCTATAAACAAATGTTTATCTTTAGGGTTAATCGCTATTTCTATTACAGTATCGTCCATTTCGTTAAGGACATTTCTTTGGGAAGTGACGTTACCCTGAACAGACATGGCGGGTACTTTTTCACCAGTTTCGGCAATAAGTCTTCGCTTATTCTGGTCTACGTGAAATGTTCCATTTTCTAAAGTAACTGCTGGTAAATAGGATTCTGCCGTATTATAGTTAGGTGTTCCTTTTGAATTTACTGGGTGGACTGTCTGCAATCTATTAAAGGGTGCGGGGGGTCCATCAGGATCAATTTTAGAACTTAGGTTTAAACGAACCGACTTTTCTGCCCCTTCTTCTACAGGAGCATTTATTTTAGCGTTTTTCTTAGGGCCTCCAGCAGTGCTTCTATTTAAATCAATGGCCTCAAGATCGTCTAAGCTGTGGTTTTTTAGAACAACATCTGGGTTTTCTACATTAAATTGACTTGTGCCAATTTCAAGTTCATCTGCAAAAGCATCTGTCATTTGATTTGTTATAGGTGGATCGTTTAGGGGTGGGCCACCGTTGTCGCCAAACTTATATATTTGTTGTTCCTGTCTTTGTTCAGGAAGTCTCCTTATATACGCATCCTTTTCAGCCTGTTCTATAAGGTTTAAATACTCATTCGCTTCGGTAACCATTTGCTGGTCTACATCATCTCCAAACTGAGACATTTGTAATGACCTAAAATCTTCTGCTTTTCCTTGTCCTTGCGCCCTACGCCTATCAATAAATTTCCTCATTAGTATTTCGTAAGGTATTGGCTCAAGTTCTCCTGCATACCCCGCTGCACCTGTTGGACCTGTTTGACCACTGTAGGTTGGGTGTATTCGCACTGGACCCGTAATTAAGTTACCTGAAGTATCAAGGTTAGCTACTGAAGAACCTTGAAGAAGTGGGGTGGTTCTAAGAGCTTCCTCAGAAATAGCTACTCTAGCATCTCCCATTGTTGGGAAACCTTTATCTACGTAGGTAGTTTTATCCAATTCTTTCCAAATAAGTGATCTTTTTGATCCTACCATATTATTTTTTAGGTAGTCTTTAGCGGAATCTAAATCATCAAAACCAATAAAATTAGCATCTATATTTGTTTTTACCCACTTATTTAATTCTTTCATGTCTCTATTTTTAATGGGTGACTGTTTCATCATTTCTATAACTGTGTCACTCATCATAGTACTAAAGTCGGAACCTTCGGGACTCATAGACATAAACACGCCTTTTACGGGTGTACCATCTGCACCTAGTTCCTTAGCCGTATTAGCTGTTTTTTGCATTTCATTTTCTAGGGAAGCAAACGATCCTGTGTCTGGGTATCGCATAAAGCCTCTGCCGCCGTGAAGTTCTACAGGAACCTCAAAGTCGTAGTCTCTAGCCCCTCCCCTAAGACCCGTAATAATTTTACCCGCATCTGTTCTGTCAGCTACAAGGGGTATAAGTTTTGAATTTTGAAGTTCATCAATACTTAAAGACTTTGTGGGGAGTAATAACCCCTGATCTGTAGCTTGTACGTCTATATCAGGAACGTAATTAGGGGCTTTATTTTTATAAAATCCTTTAGAACTTCCTCTCAGCCGTATAGGATCAAGTGTTTCTTTTGTAACTACTTGTGCGCCTACGCCTTCAGTGGAAGATGGGGGGTTCCAGCCTTTTATAAATTCTAAATCACCATCTCTAACGGCTCTGGCTATTCCAGTAACATCCCCTGCAAGTTGACCGCTTTTCTCAGCCATCATCTTAGTACCTTGCATGATAGCCTTCTGTGCAGCGTCACCAGCCCCCGGAACTAATCCAACGATTGTACCTACAGCCCCTAGACCGCCCATCGCTCCGATTAAGTACCAGTTAGGGTTTTCCTTCTTTAGCTCTTCGCCAATCATGGCTATTGTCTCGTAGCCGCCTTTTATGTCTCCGATAATGGGGGTGAAGTCTAAAGCTACATTGCCTACATCTCTCCAAGTAATTTCAGGAATGTCCACAGCGTATTTCATGCCCTCATCAGCGGCGGCGGCGTCAGTCCATCCGTACATATTTGTATTTGAAGAAATTTTATCTTCTTGTTCCAGCATCTTGTCGCCAGACGTATCAAAGGCTGGTTTTAATTCTTTAGCAAATTCCTGAGCCTCTTTAGCCCAGTCTTCCTCAGAGCCGCCTAGATAATTAGGTGTTTCATCTGATGAACCAAAGATACGTTCAAAAATTCCCATTATTCAGAGCCTTTCAATACTTCTTCGCGGAGGGTTGCAAATCTACGTAGTTCAGCAATTCGACCTTGCTGGTGTTTCATTGGCTCTACGCCTGTGGCCTGTTCTAGAGCAATGTGCAGTTGGTCAATTCTAGCCTTGGAGTATACCTTGAGTGCTTCCATAGCCACCTTGTCATTTACCAGTGGCAATAATTGTTTGTAAAATTCTTTGTCCATTTAGTTTGTCACTACCTACTTTTTATTTGCGAAAGATGAGCCTGTTAGAATTGCTCCAAAGGCTAGGTGAAATAATCCACCACCCAGTAGTGTGAATGGCTCATGCTGCCCTGTTAGTTTTTTCATCAACTCCATTTGAACCATTGGCTCTGTTGTTGAATTTATTATCTCCATGAATTGGGAGATATCTGGTCTGTTTAAACCCCACCACACAGGGCAGAATAGAAAGTCATAGAAGCATATCACTAAGTAGAATATAAGTGCCGTCCACCGCCAAGTTATTGTGCTTTTTTCATGTGGACTTAATTCCTCCATCTATAGGCAAGGCGGTGTACACATAGCTTCATTAACGCCGTAAGCCATAAGAGAAAAAAGTATTACTAGTCCAAGACCTATCCAAATCCATTTATTCTTCATTTACTGCACCATTCCATTAGGCGCTGGTGGTTGTCCCTGCTGTTGTGGTGCTACGTTGCCGCCGTTGGCTCCACCGCCACCGCCTGTGAACCCTGCTGCGTCTGGTTCAGGAGCTTGTCCCGCAGCAATGTTACCCCCACCGTTGCCTGTAGGGTCTTGTACGGATGGTGGGCCACCTTCAGGGGTAGCACCCTCTGGTGGGGCTGGTGGTTGAGGCATAAGAGCCTGTATCTCAGCCATCATCTTCTGTTGGATTGCTGCCTCTCTTGGATCGTTGAGTATCTTCTCTTCATCCAAGTCCATAGAAGCAGCTAACTCACGTAGAATGTAGTCATACTTCACAAATGGGGCCATAGCGGGATTGGCAGTCATCTGCATAAATTGTAGTAGTCGTTGACTACGTACCTCGTTACGCATTAGGCTTTCTGTACCTCGTGCCTTCACCTCTAAGTCACCAATAAATTCTTCATCAAAATTAAACTGCATATTAAATGCAAACAGGGCTTTCCCCAGCGGGGCCAGTAAGTAATCGTCTATGTTCCTTACCACAGCCTTGATGTTTTGAGCAGCCGCGCCAAGCATCATGCTCATGCCCGAAGCCGTCCTTCCAATGCCCCCTACAGCGCCGGAACCGTGGGTGTAGGATGGGATACCTGTGGCTTCGTCTGCTAACTGACGGCTCTTGTCAAACATCATCAGTAGCTCCTGAGAGACATTCGGAAACTTCGTTCCAAAGATGGCCTGTCCGGGCGCTCCTGCCTGTCTCCTAAAGACTTTCCCCGGATACACAGCCATGTCCTGCCCCGGAACCAAATTGGTTTCATCCACTTCTATCAATAGGTTACCAGACAAAGCTCCATTATCTACAGCCATACGCATGAAGCCGTTCATCAACAATTGAGTGTCTGTCATGTTCTCAGCTACGCCAATTCCAAAGAATGAGTATGGGTTTAATTCATATGGCACAGAAAGGTATGGTATTCTTGTAGGAGTAAATGGATTCATTACCAATCTTAGAATTTGCCCATTACAAACCCAGATATTCACCTGTACTTCGTCTTGGTCTTCTAATTCCTTGGGAATAATAATGTCGGCATCTTCTGCCAACTCTGTATCTAATACACCCCAGTACTCCAGCACTTCGTACCTATCAAGTGTGCCACTATTAGAATCATCCTCTAAAGTGTCTTCCCAGTACTCCCTCACGTAGTCTGAACCAGCTTCTACCGCCAGTTCTATGCTTTCTTCGCGGAAATGTGGGCGTTTCTTGAGATTACGTAGTTGTGAGCGGTTTAATCTGTGCCGTTGAATAGAATATTCAGCTTCAGACATATTTCTAGCGTCAGGATCAGGGTAGAAGTCCCAAATAGATACATATTCTACTTTTGGGATCGTTTCAAACATAGGATCGTAGTTACCGTCTGCATCCCAGCGGGGATATTCCTTATCTTGGGCAAACGGACCCTTCATTACCCCTGTACCAAACAAAACAGCCTCAAAAGAGACTGATCTTAGATGCTTTTGCGCCTCAGTTTCGTCCAACTGATCGTGCATCTTCTTTTCCATCTTCTGGGCGGCTACTTTAGCTGGTTCAAAGGTCACTGACCCTTCAATACCACTAACACCTAGCTCCAGATCACCTTCTACGGCTTTGAGTTTTTCCTTATACAGCCCTAAGTCCTTGGCAATGTCGGGCCGGACGATAGATTGGGGTACATCGTAGTTTACGCCAACTGTATCTTGTATTTTATCTTTAGTTAGGGCGTTAGGGTTGTAAGATACGGCTGCTGCAACATTTTTAGGGAACTTACTGGCCTCTATACCCAGTGGAAACTTCGATCCGGCGTATAAAACGTCAACTAATTGGGCAAATGCCGCTAAAACCTTGGTTTTTGTGATTTTAACAAAGGCTTTGGACTTCTCAGTGTCGGTAAACTGCACCTCAGACGAATAAAGACCCCTGTAATTGCGGTAGGCGTCCAGCCAACGATCTTCATCTGCAAATCTTGCATCCTTAGACCGCTGATATTGTGATTTTATAAAGGAAACTGCCCCAGAATATGTAATATTCTCCTGTTCTACGTTGCCGTCTTCTTCAAGAGCCACTGTGTCAGCGGTTTCATTAACATCTTCTGGAGTAGGTTTGTCCATTAAAGCCATATTTAATACCCAAATATTGCGTCAGCGGGTTGCCAACTCTGTTGCGGAATGCCTTTGCCCATATCAAAGGGGGAAAAGGCTTTAGGTCTGCTCATAACGGCGTATCTAACGCTGTCGTAAGCGTGATCAGAGGAATACCTTGGGTCAATATCATCTGTACCCCTTGGGTCAGATGGCAGTACAGGTAAATCTGCTATAATCTGTCTGCACGTATTGAAGAACTGTATCCCCGGAAGTTCCGTTATTTCGTCAACCTTTAAAACTTCGTGTAGTCGGTTCTTTCCGGCTATCCGTGCGCCGTTAGTACGGTCACTTGGACGCCATCTACATCCCATTGCTATCATCTCTTCGGCTATACTTGGGCCTATTTGCCCACGGTTGTGCCAACAGGAACTATCCAACACCCCGTACTGTATGGTTTCAGAGCCTTCGGCCTCTAATACAGCCTTTGCCAAGTCTCTGCCTGTGTGCTTTGAGAGGTATAGCTCTCTGTAGTTAATCAGTGTGCCAAAACTGGGATCAATAGCAAACCAGTGAACAGCACTATAAGAAGAATATCCAAAATCACACGACCTAAATCTAACCCAATCAGTGGGAATATCGAAGGGTTCAACGACATGAGTGGCATTCCTAAACTCAGAAAAGGCTGCTCCATCTGCAACTCCCCAATCTCCTTCAAGAAGCTGTCTTCTTTGCATTTCGGGTAGCGACAAGAGGTTGGCTTCATAAGCACCATCTTCTGTTAGATACGGGTTGTCATACAAGGATGCAGGAATAAATCGCCTATAAAACAGCGGCTCTCCAGCCTTCTCATGTGTATCTGGGTATAGTAGTTCTTCTCCTGTTTCAATGTCCCTAGCAATAAATTTTTTATTAGCTGGAGAGGGGTCAATAAACATCTGCTTAACCCATCCATGCCCCGGACCTCCGGGGTTAGTAGTTGCCCTCATGTAAATAGGCAGCGTCTGGTCTGTAGTACGTAATCTTGACCTCATATACGTCCACGCGAAGGGTGTGGAATACTGGGTCAGTTCATCAAACGCAATGTACGTGAATGCCTGACCTTGGTATCGTAAAACGTCTTGGTCCCTTTCAAGGTATGTGAGCCAGAGTTTTGCTCCTGATGGGAATGTCCACTGGGATTTTTTCTCTTGCCATTTACATCCTTGGAACGCCTTGGGGTAGAGTTCTTGTGACTTCCAGATAAGTTCACGGAGTTCGTCATTTGTACGCCTTAGTATAATCCCGTTAAAGTTAGGGTTATCAAAATAACGCATAGGATCAGCAAGAAGGCCATAACTTTTACCACCCCCAGCGGCTCCCCCGTATAATACTTCTCTCTCTGCCGATGCCAAAAATTCTGTTTGTGGTCCGGCGTTTGGGGCAAATACAACTTCCTTCTTTTGTTTCTCACTCTCTATTACAGAGAAGTCGAGGTTTGCAGTCTCCAACTCTTGGGCTGGTTGTAATTCTTCTAAATGCTTCTTGGCTAGGGTTAGCCGCCTCTTAGCATCAGACTGTCGGCGTTTAGCTGCACTTAGCTTCTTATCAGCGGGTGTCTTTGGTTTCCTCTTGCGGTTAGCCTTTGCTAAATCCTTTAACCTCTTAGATGGGTTGTCGGAGTTCTTACCCCGCCTATCCTTCCATAT